AACCTTGACCAGAAGCAGAAGATTCTATTTGATTTGCAGTACCTGTTATTGCGAATGTTTGTGTGTTTAAATTAACATCGCCAGTTCCACTATCTCCAGAAAAATCTAAATCACTTGCAGCGTCTAAAGTATCTACATAAGATGTTGTAGCTATTTTTGTTGAATTATCTCCTGCTGTTTGTGTAATAGCAGTTGAATTATCAGGTAAATTAACGCCTGTTGAATCTAAAGAAAATGTTATTGATTGACCAGAAGCTACTGTTGTTATTTCGTTAGTAGTTCCACCTATTGCAAATATTTGTGAATCTAAATCTATTTGACCAGAACCTGTATCGCCTGTAAAATCTAAATCTTCAATAGTAATTTGTGCAGCTACATAATCTATAATTGCAGCAGTTGTAGGGATTGTTGTATCGTTGTCGTTATTTCCAATGCCATCTGCAGCATCTACAAACTTGCTAATTGTAATATTTTCTCCTGTATCTTTTAAAGAACCAAATTCAAGTATTGCAGTAACTTTAAAATCTCCTGCTGTATTCATAAATACTCCACTTGTTAATCCCGAACCATCTGTTAGCTCTTTTAAACTTGAAGTTAAGGCAGCATTATCAATAGTTTTGATTAGCCCTGAATAAGTATCTGATATTCTTGTGTTAAATAGACTTGCCATATTTTTTATTTTTTTCTTGTTTCTTTAAAAACGTTTTTAGTTTTTCTATATTTTTTTGTTTTGGTTTATATCTCATAATACCCATCCATTAAATAAAGCATCATAGTCAGGATATATATCATCATTTGTATTGCTTGTGTATTCAGGATAATCTGATTGGTTGAAGGACATAAAATCAATAAAACGCCTTGAATAATATTCCATAAATTCACGAGCCTTATCTACTAAATAATCTACTTCGTTTTTACCTACTGTATCACTTGTTTCTGACCTATGCTTAAATACACCACCATTTTTTATAGAATATGCAGCAAATGGTATATAATAAACCTGTGCTGACCATATTAACATTGGTTGTAAATATGTATTTAATAACAATTTATACTTAGCATTAGCTACATCATCAATTTCTCCATTGCTAATTAATGTACTTATTTTATTATACAAATCTGTACCTGTATAATTCTGTATATCAATTTCTTGAGCAATTTTAATAAACTGTATGAATTTGTCTGTGTCGACATTCCCATCTAGTATAGAATTACGTACTAAATCTGTTCTATTTATAAATAATGCTGTTGCCATAATATTATATTATTTCTTTTTACCAAATCCCATTTTATCCCAATATGCTTTTGTATATCCTCTGTATTTCATATCAAATGGTGCAACAGGAACTAATTTATCATTTACAGGATATTTAAAACCTTTTGATTTTGCTTTACCTGTTGTTACTTCACTTTTAACACCTTCTTGTGTAAGCATATAAGTTTTTCTATACCATTTATGTTTACAATTTGGACCTCCTTTATAAAGCCAAATTGAATATGTTGCAGAACCACCTTCACCAAAGCCTGGATTTACTGGTTGTTTACCCATTCTAATTATATCTTCTTTACGATATATTTTTTCAGCTCTTACCATTGCTTTACAAAACTTTCTTGCATCATCTTCAAATTTTAATGGTGCATATTGGTATCTTACTAAAAATTTTTCTTTACCTGTTTGTTTAGTTTGACCATCTTGTGTTGATTTTCTTTTAGGATATGCTTTACCTGTGCGAACTAAATTTACAATTTTACTTAATGTTGATGGTTCTGGTGTATTTAATTCAGTTATTTTTTGGTCATATAAATCTTCACTTTCATAATCCACTTCTGAAACATCTATTAATTCATATTCTTTTAAAAGTTCTTCTTCACTTTCTCCAAATTCATTTAATTGATTAGCAAGTTCTACTTCTTCGTGACTTTCACAAGGCATATACCATACTTTATCGCCATCTTTATGCTCGTGATGTCCTTTACATCCCATTTTTTCTGCTTGTTCTTCAGCTTCTTCTATTGTTTCATATACCTGTTTATCATCAATTTTTTTTAATGACATTTTAACGCCTGTTTCTTCTTCAATTTCTTCATCACTTTGTACGCTTCTGTCAACATCAGTAAATTCTAATGGCTGTAACGTAATAAAGTATAGGTTTAAGGCGATATCATTATAAGATAGTATATTATCAAAGCAATCTATTAAAAGTTCTTGAAATGGCCTTATAACTGTGTTATCCATAAGCAAGGATGCAGTTTTAATTTCATCTGCATTGTTTCCAAGCCCTGTATTATCTTTTATTCCTAATAGCATTGGACTTACTACCCTATGTGCAACTAATACTTTACTTTGTGATTCATCACTTAAAAATTGATACTGATTATGTGCATCACTTAATTGTACTGGTGTTATTTCTGCTTGTGCTTCTTTATTATCGTTAAATGATAATATAAATTTACCTGCATTACTACTACCACTAAACTTTTGTGCAATACGTTGCTCAATAAGTTCTCTTTCTTGTGGATTAGGTGTTCCATTATTAAAGTTAATTAACATTGATGGACTTAAACCATTCATAATATTATTAAGATGGTAATTACTTATTTCTTCTTCCAATTCACAATATTGTAACCCTCCTTGATAATCTACAGGTGCATAATAGTAGAAACCTGCTTTATATGGTTTTATGTAATATATTTCAATGTTTTCTTTCGACATACCATAGGCAGGTATACGCAATGGTTGGTCACTTGGTTTTAATTTAGTCCAATCTTTATAATAATAATAAGCAGGTACTTCCCCATCTTCATTACATTTTTCTGCTCTCAATGTTTCTATAGGCATATGCTCAATTTGTGCAATTTTAGTTCTATCTTTTGAGTAGATTATTTGTATAGCACATTGACCCATTAATTTTAAATCATAACATAATTTTCTTACAATATCTTTTTTAAATAATGTAATCATTTGCGCATATTGTTCAGGTTTTCTATCTGAATCTGTTGCACCTAAACCTTTACCATAAATCTGTTGTGAAATACCATTAATACAGGCATTGTTTGTAGGACTTCCATTGTATCTATCTATTAAAAATTGAAAGTAATTATTATCTGCACCATATCCTACCCATTCTTGATTTGGTACTTCTTCAACTATTGGACTTGTATATGTACTTAAATTAACAAAACTAATTTCTGACTTAGATTGTTTTACAAATTGTCCTAATTTATTTCTTTTTCTATTTTTCATATTACAATGTAATCATTATTATAAGAATTGTCTGTAATGTATTGACCTTGATTTATGTCATAGTATAAATTATCCATTTGGTCTATTTCTTGGTCAGTACAGAAAATCTTGTCTTTATATATATCTACAATGTTTGTTGTATCTACATTCCAAAATTCATTATATAATTCCCAAAGAAAATAATTAGTATTCCAAAAATTGGGGTCTGTATATAATTTTAAATCGTAAAAATGTCCTTCAACTAAAACAGGATTAAATACTTGTGTAAAATTTAAATAATTACCTGTTGTTGTTGCATTAGTAATTTCATAGGTTTGTGTTACATTTGTACTATCATCTCTAATAGATAATGTAAACTGCGTACCATATGTTCTTGGTATAACTTTTAAAGTTTGCGCAAGTGTTGTTGTGGTTAATACAATCATTTTATATATAACGTAATAAATAACTTATTTTGTAGATATTTTAATGCAAAAAAAAAGCACCCCTAAGGATGCTCTTAATTTTACATAATTATTAATTATGGAGTTGGATTTATTTTAGCAGCATCAGCTACAATTAATCCAGAAGCTAAAAAGTAGGGAGCTGTTTCCTCTAACCCTTCCATTGTTAATGTAAATCCACTTAAATCACCTGCAGCAGCACCAGTTACGGTAGTTCCTCCAGTACATTCCATACCATTTTCAAATCCACATAAGAATTGGTTACCATAGTAATCTTCAACAACTACATAAGGTCTACCAACTGCAATAATTTGCAATTCGTTTTGTGTTTTTGCATCTAAATATGTTAATGTTAAATTTAATGTTTGAGTATAAAAAGTCGTACCATTTTCTCTCGAACTAGTTACAGTAGTTTCAAGTGATGAATTTCCTTTTACATCATACTCATACCAATCAGGTTGAGTACCTGTTATTGTGGTAACTTCACCATCTGCACCTAAAGTAATTGAATCAAGACCACCAAAGTCACCAAAGTAAACTTTTTTAATCCCACCAAATGCCGATTTGCAAGGTAAACTTCTTCCAGTTGTTAATGCACAAGCCATAGTTTATATTTTTTTTATAAAAAAAGGGTAAGTAGGCACTAACCCACCTACCCTAATTTTTGGTTAATTTATTTATTAAGAATAAAGAACTACTTCTGTTCCAATTCCATACTGCACACCTGCAGTAAATCTCATTATTACTCTAACGTTCTTACTTCCATCAATGTCAGCCATATCAATTAGCTTAACTAAGTTATAGTCAGACATTAACCCTGTTCCAAAGAATAAGTTAGATTTTTGAGCAGCCATTGCATAGTTATTTGGTAATCCATTAGCAACGAATATTTTAACACCATCAATAGATAGGTTTTCGCTACCTCCATACCATAATGTACCTCTGTTTTCGATACCATTTGCAACACCACCACCATTTGCATCAGTAATAGCAGAATATCCTCCTAATGCTCTTACATATGCTTTAGCAATGTTTTGTGAAACGTAGATAAATAAATCATCCTTTCCATATAAAGTAGATGGAATTGCATCAACGATTTTACCTAATTCAGCAATTACGTTACCAGAATTTACACCTCCACCGACTGCAGCAACGTCAATTACATCAGCATCAGCAGTAGCTAAAGTTGTAAATCCATCAAATTCTCCTGCTTGTGCTCCACCAAGATTACCTTGCCAGATATTGTTTTCTGTAGATGCAGCAACTTGTTCTGCAACGTGAGCAATTAGGAAACTTGAAAAATCAGGTGGTAAATTATCAAAAGCTGAATAGCCCATAGATACTGCACCCCAATCAGATTCAAAAGGTGTTTTACATAATTCAAGGTTAACTTGAAATTGTTCAGGCTGTATAATTCTTTCTGTAAGTGTTACAGTACCTGCAGATGTAAAGTCACAAGAGTCATCAGTAATTAAACCAGAAGTTGCTACTTTTTTCATAACTTCTTTAAATTTAATGTTTGGTTTAATTTCAACAGCACCTTGACTTAAAGTGTTACCGCTTAATAAAGCAGCAGCGATGTACTTACCTGCAAATTCTCCAGCATAAGTAGTCGTGATAGTTGGTTGTGGCATAATTATTTATTTTTATTTATTTAATTGATTTAATATATAGTCCATTGTAGAAGGCTTTCTATTTGGTGCAATTCTAAAATGTTCTTTTTTTGCATTTCCTGTTTCAGGACTGTGCTTTATTGGTTGAGCAGCAGGTTGAGATAATTCTTCTTTTACTTGCTCGTTAACTTCTTGGTTAAATTCTTCTTTAACTGTTCTTGATTTAGGTTGTCTTGAAACTTCTTCTTCCATTTCAACTTCTTCTTCCATATTTTTTTCTCCTACTTTAGATTTAAGGTCAGCAATAGCATC